GGAACTTCTGTACATAGTTACCCATTCTTGCTCTTGCTGCAAACTTATCAGTAAACTGAGAAATGTCTGCACCTTCAGCAATACCTGAGTTGGATGTAGATGGTGTAATTGGGTCTGCTAACTTATCGACTGTCCACTCCACAAAAGTTGCATTAGCACTTTTTTTTGAAGCAGATGAAAGGATTGGGGTTTCTTCAGGAGCAAGAATTGTCAAAGTATTTGTCAAGTCTTCTCTGTTAGAAACAGCCGATCCTGGATTTGTTGTATCAAATGTATTTGAAAACGACATAATTTGTATCTCCTATTTTCTTGTTAATTGTTGTGTTCTAAGACTAACGAAATCACTTTTATTACCTGTCTCAGCAAATTTATTCATTGCTTGAGAAATAACTTGAGATGACCGATTCTTTGGCTTATCAGATTTAGAAACAACAGGTTTGCTTACTTTTGTTGGTGTAATGATAGGTTGTCTATTTATTTTCTGAGGTGCAGGTGTTTGCCTTTGTTGTCCAACCAACTTTCTTCCATACATACTATTAGCAGCATGTGCTAATATATAAGGCATTTGTGCATTTAAATCAGAACTAACTTTAGATACCATATCTTTAACCCTTGGATCGTTAATCATAGCTTCATAGTGTTTGGTTACAGGATTATTTTTATCTTTAATCCAACCTAATTCTTTGACAGCTTGTCTCTTGAATCCTTCGGCAAGTTCCTTTGTTTGACCTTCTCTTTGAATATCTGCTATTCTTGCAGGTATATATTTTTCTAAAACATTCTTGTGGTGTCTCAAAGATTTTTTTACTTCAGCTTTGGTAAATTCTTTACCTTCTACTTCTGCTACTATTTCTTGTGATCCAGCATCTTCATGCTCATACAATATATTATCTGCCCATTCAATGAGTTCATCAGCAGCATCTTTTGCTTTATGTAGATCCTCCACACTACTTTCTGCCAATGGGTTGTTTTTAACCTGTGGCACATTTTGATGTGGTTGTTGTTGTTCCTTTAATTGTTTTAGTTCTGCTTCTGCAGCTTTACGCTTTGCAGTTAATTCACTAAACCTTGAAAGGGCTCTACTATTTAAACCTTTTGATAACTTACTAATGTCCTCTTTGCTAAGAGAATCTAAATCGATATTAGAAAGAACAGTGTCGGCAGGATTTTTAACTTGGTTTTCACTAGTAGTCTGACTAGATCCCACTTCTGTTGGTTTACCTGCCTCATCTACAGAGGTATTATCTTCTACAGGTGTAGATTCTATACCCCCTCTTTTTTCAATGAATTGTTCCCAATTCATGTTTTCCGATTCCGTTTGTGTTGAAGGCGAATCGTTCCCTTCTGTGATTTCTTCTGACATATTTTTAACATCTCCTTTACGCCAAGACGATTGCGATTAAATTTATTATACCATTAATTTTTATTAAAATGTATTTTGTTTATAAGGTCCCAGTTCATTAGATCCAACATAGCATCATAAGCAAGTATTTCACCACTTATTTGTTGTATTGTTTCTGAACTAGCTCCTTGCAATGCTTTTATAGAATTTTCTCTATAAGCATGTATTTGTGCAACAACATTACCATATGTTGGGTTGTGAACTAATTGTTTTAAAGATTCTTCAAAATCCATTAGCTCTGCATACCACCTTGCATTTCTTGCAATACTTCCATGACAATAGAACGGACCATGCTTTTAAGCTCTTGATCTTGTCCCATGTCTTCTTCAACTGCTACCTCTGGTGGTGTTGAAGGTGGTGGCATTGCAGGACCTGCTTCTGCTGCTCTAGCTTGTGCGAATTGTGCTCCTGATTGATTATCCATGATTTACATTTGTTGTGTTTGAACATCACCCATTTGTGCTGCTCTTGTTCCTAGTTGACCAAATTCACTTGCATTTACTTGTTGTTGTTGTGCAAATTCATATTGGTTGAGATACTTTTGTAACCTTTCTGCAAAAGCCTGATCACTTTGCAACCTGGCTTGCACATCTTGTTGCTGCATATATCCTTGTATGATTTGCATAGCAGCATCTGTAGCATTCGGTCTAGAAGGCACTTCAATGCCTGAATAAATTTTTGTAAGATCGTCAGTAACATCTTTAAGAATATTTTGATCGGCTTCATCTAATGGTTGTAGTATTGAATCAGACAACACAGGATCTATTGAATTAGCTATAGCTGCTAACATTTTGTTCATATCAATTAATCCATTTCGATCTAATTGTGTTAATGAAACAAGTTGTTCTAACTTAGCTTTCTGTATGTCTTGGTTATTATTTAATATATCATAGTTAATCGTTACATCATAATTCTCAAACCCTACACCTTTTTCAAGTATTTGTGGATTTGAATTACCAGTAACCCTAAAGAAAATATTGTTTGGTCCAAACCTTTGGAAACACTTATAGCAAAGCTTAACAACTTGTCCTGTATGTTCTAAAAACTTGTTAACTAAGAACTGTTGTCTAATCATAGATATTTCAGAATCTTCATCTAATCCCATTAACCTATCAGCTTGTCCTAATTGTGTTGCTTCCATTTCTACAGAACCTTGGTTGTAGGAAGGTGATGGTCCAAATTCAAACTCTCCTTTTCTGCGATATGGAATAAGTCCACCTGGCTTCCAATTCTTAGGACTATTGCCAACAGGGTGCATTATAGGTGGTAAAGTAGCTAAACTGTTCCTATCTATTCTAGAATCTCTTTCTATTTTTACTTGATTTTGTATTCCTCTTAATAAGTCAGGAACAGTTGTAGTGTCATAAAGTCTTTTACTATCCTCAGATAGTTTAGTAACTACCACAGGATAATCTTCAAATCCATTAAGTAATTCAAACTTAGCATATGGTTGTACATCTAAGCCTCCTGTGTATTCTCTGTGGAAAACTGTACAATATATACCTTCTGCATTATCAGTTTTGTCTATTAACCTCTGGTATCCATATACTATTTCTATTAAATCATCTGTAGAATAACTGTTATCTGTAAGATTGGTAGAACGATTGTTATTAGGTGTGTCATCCATTAAATCATAAGTAACACCTTTGTACTTATCTATTACCATTTCTACAAAATCTGCATCCCAACCATCTGTAATTACCTTATTTTCTAATTCTTGTGCAGTATAATATGTCCTCCAAAAACAATAAGGTGCTCTTTGTGGATCTGTAACATATGCTGGAAACAAGAAATCACCATCAGGTGCTAATGTTAAAACCTCAGGTGCATTTATTTGCCTTTGTACCATTGGTAATTCTGCAGAGCCTGTTTCTCTAAGTTCCTTAACAGCCTTAATAGCTCTCTCATCATTTACTCCTTCTAGGGCTAATTGCAATATTTCTACAACTCCTTCATCAGAATCACCAGATCGTATAGCACTAGACAACTCTGGTGAAATACTGTCTATTTCAGACAAATTTAATCTTTGTAATACTTTCCTGTCTTCTCTGTGCCACCCTACATAAGAGATCATAATCCCTCTTTCTAGTATATAATTGGCAGCTAACTCCATTTCTTTTTCAAATCTAGATATATAACCAGATGAAATCATCCATTTAAGGAAATTAGTAACAGTTGAGGCTTTGCCTACATCATTTGGTTCGACTGCAAAAGCTGTGACATTAGATCTTTTTAAGGCAGCCATAAAGATAGAAACCATTCTAGTTATTCTTTCATCAATAACATGTGCTTCCATATCTGCAGCACCTTCCCAGGGGAATGCATCTGATCCATGTTTCCTGTGATCCCTAGATTTGCCAGCCCACCAATTTCTCCTATCATCATAGGAAGTGCTACATAAATCAAAATACCCAGATAACTCAGAAAGTGTTCTAGTGTATGCAGTTCTCAATGATCCTACATCAGGTTCATTGTTGTAATAAATTAAAGATTCTTCAATGTTAGGTTCTTCCATATGTTTCTTTTACTTTAGTAAGGATTCCATAAATGTACCTTTTACTTAGACCTATTTTATCACACAAAATACTTTGCTTCATAGGTGTCCTTGTTAAACCACTACATGTTCTACATAGAACTTCCCATGCAATAAATCTATCCTCATGTTGTTGTAACCAATCTTTATTGGTCGTACAATCTTGCTTTAAAAATTCTGTATGATTTTCCTGTGTCATCCTCTATTAGTTCAACTTTGACATTTTTTCTTTCATGCATACCTGGTCTTAGCATTTTTGAAACTAAAGCAGGGACTTTACCTATACCATCTATTAAAACATACCAATATCTTTCATTATTACATTCCTTAATAACCCTTGCATCAAAAACCTTTGAGGTGATTTCTGGAACTACCTCATACTCTGCTAGAACTAACTGTCCTCTTTCATCAATCCAAGTGTTTTTGCCAGTCCCAGAAACCATATCTTCCTCTAGTTGACTAACCACCACATTGTATGCTTGGTTAAAATCTAAATTCATATCTTTAGCTATTTGCGATAATCTTTTTTTTGCCATTAATAACCTCCTTTTTTTCCTATTTTTTGATTGAGTAATTTTTTGTTAATGTGATTAGGTCCATCACCCCCATTAGCCATACATAGGTATCTAATGACATCAAAGAAATCCTTAAGTGCTTCATCTGCTTTACCTGTACCATTATAATTAATAAGACTGTCTATTAGGTTACCACAGTCCTCATGTATATATAGCATTGGTCTATTAGCCTTGTCAACATTATTATTTGGATTATATTGTAAATATCTATCTATAGCTGCTATACCTATATCTTGCATCTTACCATCTGATGGAACATAGTTTAATCCATGGTCATCAAACATAGTAAACAAATCATCATTGTTTTCATTTTCTTTAGCAAAATACCTTGAGTCACCTATTCTTTCAAATACTTCTATGTGTGAGTCCTTCTCCATTTGCTTAAATAAATCTGCATAACCCTCTACATCTAGACCTATCTTTTTGGCTGCTGGTCCATACTTCCACTTTGGTTCTGCAAAAATTGCCCACTCACCATAACTATTGCGATCTGGAAACTCATGCCTTATGTATATTTCACCATCTTCATTTACTGCAGCCCATATAGCTGTAAAGTTTCTAGCACCAGCAGGGTCAACCACTTGATACCATGTCCAATCATCTGGGTAATCAAACTTGGGGAATACCATTCCATGCTTGTTAGGCTTATCAGATAATACATTAATCTCTGTATTAAACATGGGGAACAAGGAAGTCATTGACCTCACAGGTATGCCATATGCTCTTACCAATATTTCATCTTCTGGTCTGCCCATCAAATCTTTGGATATACGATCGTAACCCCCAAATGGATTTTCGTCTGAATGTAAGTAAATAATACCTGCATCCCTACTAGGGCTATATTGTTTTATAGGCAAAGCTTGATTATTTAACAATGCAGCATTTTTGGTTTTTTGTGTTTCTGCTCCCTTTAAGTATTCTGCCACAAATGGTGTATAACCATCAATGGGAGTAAAACCTATCACCATCTTTGAGTTCCTAGTAGCAAGACGAAATCTTAATGTATTAACCAAGGTAGCATCACCTAAGTATTCATCTAACCATGCCCCTATGTTTAAGGTTGTAGGATTCTTAAACCCAAACTCAAAACCCTCAAGTATAGTTTGGTTGTTACTAAATTGTGTATAAGTCTTAAAGTCTACTCTAGTCTTAGTGTCAGGAAAAATAAATGATTGTCCTGTAAATCCATTTTGCATAGAGTAATTTATATATCCCTCCATACTCTTAGTTTTCCTCCTGTACTCCTTGGGCATCATTTCCCATATAGCAGATTGCTGCACCTTGATAGATGTATCTGCATTTTGAGAAAAACAAACAATGTGCCCATACTCATTTTGCATGGCTGCTTCCATAATCATCTTGGCACAACCTGTGGTTTTACCTGATCTATTTCCACCAAGAACCAAACACTCATTGTGTTCCTTTAGTGAGTTTCTCATTCTATCCCACCCATCTAAATCAAACCCATATCTCAATGGGTCTGATTCTGCTGCTTTTATCCTACCCTCATGTGCTTCATGCAATGAAAGTAATAACTTGGGATCATTCTCAGCTAAGAGAATAATCTCCTCATCACTTGGAGGATTTAGCAGAGGATGTGGACTGAACACTATCTCTGGCATCTGGTATTAATCTTACTATATGTTGTACAAATTGCTTTGCTGCATTTTTGTAAATAAGGTTTTCTTCCCTAACATTTTGTTCGTCTAGAAAAAAAAGTGCCTGCCTGGCACATTCTCTTATATCTTTAACTTTTAATTGTTTTTGTTTTTCATTGCTCATCTATATCGTCTTCCTCTTGGTTTTCTAATGTATCGTAAAATATAATTTGGTTTCTATCTAATTCTATTAAAACCTTTAATCCCTCTGCCAACAAAGCCTTTCCTATTATTGGGCTAGGGTAATCTATATGCAGTTCTCCATCTTCTTCAAGCAAAACTACTGCATAGTTTGTATAATGCTCACCTATAACACCCTTTATTTGTTCCTTTATTTGATCAGGGTAATTACTCATACATCTATTATATCTGCTTTTTTGATAGAATTTAACCTGGTCCTTGCTGCCTTTATTGTAGCCTCATAATCTTCTTGTGTGACAACTTGCCTATCCTCTGATATGTTACTTGCTTCTCCCCTTGTAGTCATTGATTCCCTAAATGCATTGGCTTTAGCTATACTCAATTCCTTTAAATCCCTAAAACTTACTTCCATTTCCCCTGATTCCATTCGATCTCTTACATTTTCTATCAAGTCTTCCTCCAATGAAGATATACTTATATAGTTTTTTGCAGAAATTTTGCCTGCTAACTCCTTTAACTTACCGAAATGATCTGCATAATCTACCAATACATGCAGTATTGTTGTCCTAGATAACCCATATTTCTTTATCATAGAGGTCTGACTTACACCTATGCTGTGTAAATATAAAATTTTTGCTACTTTATCCTTATCATACCTTGATAAACTCTTTACCTTATCTATTTCTTTTACCTTTGCTACCTCTTTTATAGCCTCATTAATGTCATTCATTAACTGTTTCTTGTTGCTCATGAAAAAAAAATGTATTATCTGTTGACAATTAGCAAGTCTATTCAAATAATATGGTATTATTATAACACATAGTCTCCTTGCCAACCTTTAAATGACAGGTGTAATTCAAGGTAGAGTAGCTTCTAGCAGACAAAAAAGCAAAAGCAGACCAACTCAGAGCCAATAGGTCATAGGAATATGGGCTATCTGTTTGGTTTATAGGTTACTTTCCCTGAATTAGCATGAAGGAAAGTATAAAATAATGCCTGGAGTTATGGATAAATTGATCGATAATACCTAGTCCGACACTTCTTGTGTCTAGTTTCAGAGCTTTGCTGCTTGGCGAAGCTTTGTCTGCATAACAAGACATATATATTTAATAATAAATGAGTCTTGTTTCTTAATAGCTATACTAAGCCCTTGAAGATTATGTTTTTTTAAGGTCTAGTTTATGTATATATATACAGGATGGTTCTGTCCATGCTTACCCCCACCCCCCTTCTTTCTTTTTTTAGTTGTTTTCTAGGCTCACTTCGTTCGCTCCTTGCCAAAAATGGACAAATCAAGATATCAAGATATGATGATATGATATTTTTCCTAGCAAGTGAATATATCTACTCATCAAGATATGATGATATGACTTTTAGGGTTGTAAAAGGGTAGTAATTTAATGCTTGACAAGTCTTTCTTGTAGTTATATCATGCAAACTTTTTTGGTGTACATTTGTTCACCTATATGCTGCATGAAAAACTGGGTGGCCTCCACATAATTTATTATTAAAATATATTAAAATAATTTAAAATAATAGTTGACATACCTTATTAAATGTAGGATACTATTATCAAGCTTAAGGAAAGCCTTAGCTAAAAGT